ATTGCGGCGGATGGTACTCAAAGGTTCCCGCTATTGGATGACTCAAACAATTCTCAAATAACTGTGGATTTAGCACATTTCAAATTACACCACGGAGATTCATTTGTTGTAACTGATATAGTGGAGTCACTCACAACAACAAAAAAATGGATGTTAACCACAGCGGATAGCCTCTCTCTGCCCCACATGATTTTCGATGACAATACTACCGGAGAAAGCTCGATAATAATCACAGAAGGTGGGGACAGGATAGGCACCACCTCAATCATACCAGTAAACAGGAACAGATCATCAGCCAACACTACAGGGGTTGTAGTACACAGAGACGTGAGTGGTGGAACGACTGATGGGGATGTAGTAATATATAGCAATAGGAAAGGATCAACAGGGAACCCCTCAAGAGGCCAAACCCCAGGAGCCCCAAGGGGTATTCAAGAGTTTGTCTTAAAACCAGACACAAAATATCTAATAGCCGTGACAACGTATGCGGATGTTTTCACAACCCTTGATCTAAATTGGTACGATAATGTCAAAAGGACTGGATAATAGAGGTTTCTAATGGCTGCAACAGAAGAGCAATTAAGATTATTATTGAATGACAATGGGGTTGTAGAGATACTTTCCTCAACCGATTACGCTTTGATAATAGGCATTGAAAGTAATGTATATGCTGCAGCTTCATTGGGGGCATCAACAATTGCTGCAAAATTTGCCCTGAAAGTCAGTACAACGACCGCGCCTGTAAAGATTGCACACCAGCAAAAATTTGATCATTATATGACCCTTGAAAAAACATATAATCAGAAAGCCGATGCAGGAAAAGGCGTTGATGAATCAGAAATTTCCGGTAATGAAGGTTTACCAATCCTTACAGGTGCTAAGAATTCAGATATTGCAGCAGCGAGAGAAGATACAGACAGGTATCAAGAAACTTTTTACCGTGGGATGAATGATAATCCCGGAACTTACCCGGGAGATAATTAATGGGCAATGCAGACTTAGCAGTAGACCTAATCCAAGCTGTTGCTGATAACATGGCAGAGGTTGGAACAACAAGAATACTCAGGTTATTAACTGAAAGCGCTATTGATATTAACGACCCTGGGGCGCCTCCGACAATTACCCTTGAAGATATTCCGATTGAATGCTTCTTGTTTGATTTTATTCAGGAATATATGCCTAATGCCAGCGTGATAAATGGCGGAACTATGGCCCTTTTAGATATGTCGGGATTAACAGAGGCTCAATACGATCAAATAGAACCAGGCAATGAAATTGTCGATGGTTCGGATGTGTTCAATATAATTTTAACAACAAAAATAGAAGCTGATGGTGTTCCAACAATGTTTATAGTCCAACTAAAGGGTTAACATGGCACAATCTGGCGACATAATGAAACAATTCATAAAATCAGTTGAAAAAGAAGCCATAGGTCTTGTTTTAGATATACATGGCAACCTCGTTGAAGATACACCAGTTGATACGGGGTGGGCCGAAAATAACTGGTTACCGTCCGTTGCTGCTCCTATTGATTCCACGGCAGGAACGAGAGAGAGCGTTGATACAGCACAGCAAAACGCAGGAATCGGGGAAATCTTAAGGTGGAGATTTGAACAGGGAAACGCTTTTTTATCAAACAATGTTCCTTATATTTCAAGGCTAAATGCAGGGAGTTCAGCACAAGCTCCAAGAATGTTTGTGGAGGCTGCTATTCAAAAAGGCGTGGCTAAGTTTGGAAAGGCTAAATTGAAATGAAGCTAATTGACGCCAGAAAAGCTATAACATCAAGGTATTTAACAGAGTTTGCCTTGTTGTATCCAGCTATTCCTATCTTCATTGACAACAAAGGGGATAGCAGCAAAGGCACAGCAGATAAAGGTGATTCATGGGTTAGGATAACAGTGATATCCACATCGCCAAATGGGCAAACATTAGGGAAGCCAGGGAATCGAAAGTATAACAAATTAGGTTTTATAAACTGTCAAATATTCACCTCTATAAACCAGGGAACGAATGCTAACGACGAGATGGCAGATGCGAGTAAAGAACTTTTTGAAGGTGTTAGTTTCGCCTCTAAATTATGGTGTTATGATGGAAGAGTTGAAACCATAGGGTCAGACGGTGAATTCTGGCAACAAAACGCAATTAATGTATTTGAATATGAATATACAAGATAAGGAGACAACAGATGGGTGGTAGAACATTAACAAATGCTTCAGGATGGCAGTTTTCGAGGGAAGAAACACTGGGAAGTCTTCCGGGATCTCCTGTGTGGAAAATATTGGAGCCTAATGATATATCAAGCTTCGGGGCTAGTATTACAAAAGTGGCCAGAAGTCCTATATCTAAGAACAGGCAGGAAGAAAAAGGAACAGTCACTGACCTTGATAGTGCGGCTGAATTTGCGGTAGATACCACCATGGACCTTATTGAAGATGTCGCAGAGCCGTTTGTTTTTGCTAATTTTATTGGTCAAGAAAAAATGAAACCTACTGCAGCGACTGTTTCAGCTTACACAATACCTGCAGGGACGGCACACCCAGAAAATACATTGGTTGTTGGTTTCGGATTCTTTAACAGCGAAAATAACGGTCTAAAGCTTGTGGATTCTGGAAGCACAACAACAAGTGTGCCTGTAGTCGAAACACTTGTGGCTGAAACCCCTGCCACTGAAAAAAACGTATCCCTTGAAGTAGCCGGTTTTAGGTTTGCTTCTGGGGATCTCGAAGTTGATTCAAACGGTGACTTAATAACAACTGTTAAAGATCTTACAGAACTCGGTTTAATACCTGGACAAAGCTTATGGGTCGGTGGTGACGAAACTGCAAATAGATTTGACACGGCTGAGGATCGTGGATATGCAAGAGTTGTCTCAGTGGTCACAAATAAAATAGTTTTAGAAAACAGGCAACAAGATTACACGTTGGATGATGGAACAGGAAAACTAATCGACCTTTATTTCGGAAGATTTTTGAAAAATGTACCTGTAGGTGATGCAAATTATTTAGAGCAATCAATTCAATTTGAAGCTGCATATACCGACATAGAAGACCCTGGAGACGCTTACGAATATTCAGAAGGTGCATACTCAAACGTATGGGCCCTTGACCTTCCTTTAACCGACAAATCCGTATCTACTATAGGGTATGTTGGGACAGATACTCCAATCCCAACCACTGTAAGAAGGACAAACGCAGCTACTCCGCTTGTCCCTGTTAAAACAACAGCTCTTAATACTTCTCAGGATATCGCAAGGTTGAGAATACAGGATGTTGATGAGAACGGAATCACCACTGATTTTAAGAGTGCGAATATAACACTTGATAATGGTGTTTCCGGGGAAAAAGTATTAGGTATTTTAGGTCCTAAATATATGAACGTTTCTAATTTTAAAGTAGGCCTTGATTCCGAATTGTTATTCTCAAATATAGCGGTCCCTGAGGCAATAAGAAACAATGAAACATTAGGTCTTGATTTCGCACTAAGAAACGAAGACGGGGCGGTTATGTTCGATATACCGAGCATGACCCTTGAGGGTGGGGATAAGTCATTCCCTGTAAACGAATCAATTAACATATCAGTAACGGCAAATGCGTTTAGAGATGAAACATATGATGCGTCAATTATGATTTCACTGTTTCCGTATGTGCCAGTATCTTAAAATAAACTTGGAGTATAAAATGGGTAATTTTTCACATTTAAAAAAATTAAGCGTCAAAGGTAAGACTGCGGAGTTTCCAATCTCATTAATAAGGTTTGAAAAAAAAAATGGGGATGAAATCGAAAACGTTTCTCCTGTTTTAATAGTCAGCCCAGCAACAAGTATTAATAAACCCTACATTAATGCTGCTTTGAGGAAAATGAGCAAGAAGCTTAAGAGAGCTGCTAGCACTGGGATTGTTGGTAAATCTGAAAACGACGAACTTAGAAAAATATCAATCCAGCTATACCCTCAATATGTGATTGAGGGATGGGAGGATATGCCGGATTCAGATGGGAATTTTGTGGAGTTTACAGAAGAATCATGCAGGGATTTTTTAGAGGCATACCCTAAAGAGTTGATGGATGAACTTATTGATTTCTGTTCAAAAAATTCCAATTTTGCAGAAGTCCTTGACATGGAAAGTGCTGGTGAAATAGCAAAAAACTAAAAGCCCGGCTCATATGGGAACTTCGATATCATAAACAGAAGTTCTCAATTGATGCCGGGATTCGAAAGGGTCGCCCACTTCCAAAATGGTATCTTGACGAACCAGATCTTATTTTAGGTGGGGAATTCTATTTAACAGCTTTTTACAACCTTAGTCCTGATCGTCACATAGGAGAGATTCAAGGACCTATACCTTACACAAGCATAGCGTTGTATGCAGATAGAAGGGGCCTTGAAGAAGATGTAGCAGAAGCATTCGAGTATATTATTAGAATGATAGACGACGAGTACTTAAAATGGTCAAAACCCAAAAAGACTTTAAAAAAAACAGGGAAGTAGATGGCTGATTTTAGAATTAGAATAATAGCCGATCCAAAAGGAGTTGTCCAAGGGGCTGATAAGGCTGATAAGGCTTTAAAGAAGGTTGAAAAATCCTCTAATAGTCTGGCCAGTTCCTTAAAGTCAGCTTTTGGGTTTCTGAGTGCCGGGTTGATTGTTAGAGAACTCGTAACTTTAATTGATACTTTTACCAACCTTCAAAACAGATTAAAAGTAGTAACAAAAGATGAAATAGCCCTAACCACAGCAACCGAAAACCTTTTTAAAATATCTCAAAGAACAAGGTCAAGTTTTGCCGGGTCGGTGGAGCTATATTCAAGGCTCGCTTTAGCCACAAAAGATCTTGGGACAGAATCTAAGGAATTAGAACAATTTACAGAATCTCTAAACAAAGCTGTTATTCTTTCCGGAGCTTCTGCGCGAGAAGCAAACGCCGGAATTATTCAGTTATCTCAGGGTTTAGCATCAGGAACGTTAAGAGGTGACGAATTAAGGTCTGTCCTCGAACAATTACCAGTAGTGGCCGATGTCATCTCAAAGAGTCTGGGTATTACCCGTGGACAATTAAGAGAGATGGGTACTCAGGGAAAAATAACAGCCGAAGTTGTTTTAAAAGCTTTCAAAGAAGCTAGGGAAGAACTTGATAAAAGATTTCTTAAAACAGTTCCGACTATTTCTCAATCATTCCAAGTCTTAAAAAATAACATGATTAAATTAACTGGGACTTTTGACAAAAATACCGGGATAGCAGCTCAACTCTCAAAAGCAATCATGTTTTTGTCGGAAAACCTTGAAACGCTAACGAAAGTAACGGCAATATTTGCAACTATGCTAATCACTGTTTTAGCAGGAAGAGCAATCCCGGCAGTAACATCGGCTTTTAACACATTAACAGCAGCCATACTCGCTAATCCTTTTGGGGCCGCTGTCGTAGCGATCACGGCTTTAACATCTGCAATGTATCTATTCGGTGACTCTGTATCGATCCAAGAGGGGAAACTTGCCACATTAAGAGATGTAGCTGTAGCACTTTTTAATAAAATGCTTGAAACTTTCAAGGCTGTAGTTAGATATGTTAAAAAGAATTTTCCAGATGTCTCAGATGTTTTTGATCGAGTTTTTGGGGATATCGAGCTTAGTTTTAAAGGCATAGCCACATTAATACTAACTCCTATAGGCAGCGCAATTGGAATATTTAAAGGTTTTGCCGCTGTGGTAGGTGTTATATTTTCTGATGGAATAGCAAAGGCAATACCAAGAGCTTTCAATTTAGCTTTTGTGTCTGCTATCAAATTGGTACAGATAGGCCTCAACAGTATGATAGGTCTTGCAAATAAAGCCTTAGCGATATTCGGTGAAAAGGGTTTTGCAAAAATAGATTTCGGCGCCAGTTTAGCAGCTAAAACATTAGAAGCAGAAGTCGCTCCAATGTTTGACGCATTCAAAAAAGGATATGCTGAAGGTGCTGTTGGTGTCAATAACTTCATAAATGAGATTCAAGAAAACGCTGAAACTATTGCAATGATTAGAGAAGAGGCCAACGACCTTGCGTTATTCGAGCAAGAGGCATTCCAAGACGAAACACTAAAAAGTAAAAAAATATTTGACGGCAAAATGTCTCAAGCCGATTTAGCTCTCGCAAAGCAAAGAATGAAAAGCGCCACTAATCTCTTCGGAGTCCTAAGAGAAATAGGAGGCGTGGATAGTGCATTGGTAGATCTTAAAACCCAGTTATATGAAAGACAAGCCATAATAACAGATTCTTTAAGGCAAAATATTATAAGCGAACAAGAAGCCCTTAATATATCCCTTGCAGCTAGAAAGGATTATAACAATCAATTAATGCAGCTTGAGCTACAAAAAGCTCAAATGATGACTCAGAGCTCTTCAAATATGTTCGGATCGCTTGCGGATATTTCCAGGAGTTTCGGAGGGGAGCAGAGTAAAACATACAAGAGGTTATTTGCACTTCAGAAAGCCTTTAGTCTTGCATCGTCACTTATAGCAATAACTACCGGTACAGCAAAAGCGATGGAGTTGGGATGGCCTGCAGGGTTGGCCGCTGCGGCTTCTGTTGCAGCTGCCGGAGCTAGTATAATAGCGAACTTAGCGTCAACTGATTATGCTGGGGCGTTCCAAAATGGTGGATCTTTCAGAGTTGGAGGCGATGGAGGAACAGACAGCCAAATGGTATCCTTTAAGGCATCACCCAACGAAACAGTATCAGTCACAACCCCGGGGCAGGAATCTGCCAAAAACAGAAGTAGTGTTCAGGTACAGCAACAGATTAAAATAGAAGTTATAAATAATAAACAAGACGTACAAGTCCAAACCCAAACACAAGCTGATGAGTTCGGAAATGCTGTTATATCAATTATGATAGATGCAATTCTCAGAAATAAGAATGGAGCCAGTAACGTAATTCAATCAGTTGCAAGAAGGAAAACATAATGGCTACATGGCCTTTTGATGATAACTATACGAATTTAAAGAAACGGATTATAAAACCGGCAAACCTACAAACGTCAAGTGCTGGCTATACAATGTCGTTCCCTAAAGGGACTGTAAAAAAAAGAGCGTGGGTTATGGAGGTTTCTTTTTTATCTTTGGACCAAGCTGACGTCTTAGAGGCTTTTTTTGATGCAAATCAAGGATTAGGGTTTGACATTCAGAATCCTGACCCAAACCTTACAGGTTCTATAGGGGTTATTTTCGATCAGGACGAAATAGAATTAAAGTATGTTGATGTGTCCCAAAATGGCACACCTACAAAAGGTGAATACAAGACTTCTATAAATGTGAGAGAAATATAATGTTAGAAATAAGTTCGGATGCCATATCCGAGAAAAACAAAATAACCTCTGACGGGACGTGGTTAATATTACTTGAAATCGCATATGAAGGCGACACGCCGCTTTATGTATGTCTAAATAACGAATCAATAGAATGGGATAGTAAAACATGGATACCTGCAATATTCAAACTATCAGGTATACAGGAATCCAGAGACGCAGAAGTTCCAAACATTAACTTAAGTTTCTATGATCTAAGCAGATCAATCATTCCTATATTAGAAGAGCTTAACGGCGCTATTGGAGCTATCGTAACAATAAGAATAGTACATTCAAAATTCCTATCAAATACAACTGCCGAGCTAACTGAAGTAACGGAAATTATTAATACCTCAGTAACCGACACGGCACTTGTTAATTTTGTGCTAGGGGCCGCAAATCTACTAAATAGAAGATGCCCTATGCAAAGATACTTAAAAAATAATTGTAGATTTGTGTTTAAAAAAGCTCAAATGAATTTTACAGCAGCTGGCACCATCGATCTAAATTCACCTTATTACATAAAAGGAGATGCGTCCGGGAACAAAGGGTTGATCAGAGAGGCTCAGATAGAGTCTGGAGATTATGCTGGCAATACTGCAGCTGGCTTGTTAATATTTTCAACTATATCCGGCCCGTTTCAAACCGAAACGATCTCCCTATATAGTGATTCGGATTTCACAATATTAGTACAAGCGGCAGCGGCAAGCGTTACGGTTTCAAATGGAAATTGTGGCTATACAGGAAGTCAAACCGATTGCAATCGGTCTTTTTCAAGATGCCAAGAGCTTAATAACTCCACTAGATTTGGTGGATTTATTGGTGTAGGAGTTAAGGGGTTAATAAAATGATATACAACGATTTGATAGGAATTCCGTTTAGTGCAGAGGGAGATGTGGGGATCAACTGTTACAACCTCCTAAGGAGGGCATTTAAAAAACACGGCATAAAGGTACCTGAAACAAATATTTCTGTTTGTGCTTGCCGAGAAGCGAGTAACAAGGAAATCGCAAACAATGTGTCAAAATATTGGCTCAAAATAAAAAAACCTAAGACCCCGTGTGCCGTTGTTATTCGTTCGACAAATCCCGACTTTGCAAACCATATTGGTACTTACGTTGGATCAGGGCGCATACTACACGTTGCTCAAAATATTAATTCTGTGATAGAGAGAATGTATCCTAAGTATGAAAACAAGATCTTAGGGTTTTATGAATTTGTGGGAGAATAGATGTCTGTAACAGTAACAACAATTAAAGATCCACTTAATCCACTTGTAAATAAAAAGGAGTTGTTGAATTACGAAAAAAACAACCCTGTTTCTCACTACGTCAAAAATTTGATTGTTGGAATGGATATTACCTATATTATATACGTAAATGGAAACCCTGCAACTGAAAAAACAATAGTGAAAGATAACGATATAATAGCAGTTGTCGCAAAAATTGAGGGCGAATGGGTTGCTGTTGTTGCTATTATTATTTATGCTGCCTGGCAAGCTGGACGAGGCGTTTATACTGAAATACCAATTATTACGCCGATATCAGAAACCGAGCAAACCTACGGATGGGGAGACCCAAAACAAACAAATCGAGAAGGCGTTGGGATACCTTATCTTTTCGGGGACAATAGAGTTCCAGGCCATGTAATAAATCAATTCGTCAGTGTGGAAAATAACAATGATATATTAAACGTCCTTTTAGGTGTTTGCGATCATCCTGTTGACTCAATAACTGACATAGAAATAAATAAACAGCCCGCTTCTAATTATAGGGGAGTGACAGCAAAGACAAAATTGGGTTTAAATAATGACTCTCCCATTCCCGGATTCAATGAAATTATAAACCAGACAACTGTAGGTTCAAGGCTAAATAAAGACGTTCCGGTAATTTCAACAACTGGGGGAAATTTTGTTGAAAAAATTAGAATATTCATAACAGCTCCAGCTG